GACAGCAAACTAGCTGAGACAGACTGGACTGCTATGTCGGATGTTACTATGGCAGACAACATGAAGACCTACAGACAGGCTCTACGTGATTTGCCAACGCATAGTAACTGGCCTAACTTGGAAGATAGTGACTGGCCTACGAAACCATGATAATACTTGACATTTTAGGCTTTGTGAGTTAAACTATGAGTGACATCAAACTAACCCCAGAAGAGATAGAGACAATGCTAGATAACGCAGCTAGGCGTGGTGCTAAAGAGGCACTACGTTCTATTGGGTTACTTGACGATGACGCAGCCAGAGATATTATAGAGATGAGAAGTTTACTAGAAGCATGGCGTGACACACGTAAGTCTGTCTGGTCAACTGTAGTTAAATTAACCACTGTCGCACTGCTGACATTTATTGCAGGTGCAGTGTGGATGACAATGGGTAAATAAGGAATTAAAGTATGGGTAGAGTACAAGAAGATCAAGCGTTTGCTGAACGGACTGCTGCTGATGTAGCCGACAAAGGTGCAGGAGAACTTGTCAAAGAAGGTAAGTATTGGAGTATTGCTTACGAAGATGGTACAACTGTTAAAACAGGGCATAAAAGTCTTTTAAGGGCAGAGTTACGTCAAGAAGCTTTAGATAAACAAGTTAGTAGTTTATCCGCAAATACAAATACTACTGATCTTAATGCTACTACAGGTACTACTGCAGGTACTACTACTAGTACTACTACAGGTACTACTACAGGTACTACTACAGGTACTACTACAGGTACTACTGCAGGTACTACTACAGGTACTACTGCAGGTACAGATACTAGTGTTTCAAATAGAGGTATACCTACTTTTGGTACTTCTAATACTATACCAGACTGGGTAGACTCCGACTATGGGTATGATGTAAATAACCCACGTAAACCAAACATGCGTGAGCTTACTGAAATTTTAGCAGGTATGCCTGTAGAAGAAATGTACTCTACTATGGATCAATCAGAGTGGTCTAAAATTACTGGTCAAGCAAGTCAAATGCTTTATGGTGTTGTGGGTAGTAGTACAGATACTCGTGATTGGAACGCCATTATGGAAGCAGGTAAAGTTTCTACTGGCGGTCCTATTACAGATACTTTTGAATTTGAGTATAACGGTAATAAAGTTTTAGCTGCTGCTCAGATTGCTACATCACAAATGTACGGTGGTACAACTGTAAAATATCAAGCAGGTGGTTATCAAACAGATGCAGAAGGTAATACTGTTATAGATAAGGATAGTGGTAATCCCATATTACTGCCTCCTAGTTTATACGTTGTCGGTGGTAATGGTACTATACTAACAAGTCTTTCTACTAATGCAAATCAAATGTCAACTACATTACAAAACTTTGGTGTGCAAGATGTATCTTGGATTGATACTGTAAGCCCAACTATGGGTAATGCACTTGGTAATTATCAATCTGCTTTTGATACGTTAAAAGAAACTTACAATCCTTTTGCTGATTACCAAGACATATTTAATATAGAGGGATTGACTACAGGTGTAGCACCTACAATAGATAACTTTAAAGTAGTGTCTGGTATGACTCCAAAAGAAGATACAAAAGTTGTAGAAGAAACTATTACTACTCCTCAAGCTACTACTATAACTACTACTCCTCAAACTACTACACCAGACATAGCTTCAACTACACCTCAAGCTGCACAAGCAGTGCCTACAACTACTTATACTCCAACAACTCCTCAAGTAACTCCTCAAACAGTAGCTACAAACATTGTTACACCTGCTACTCCTACTACTACAGGAACTATGGGTACACCTTTACAAACAGCAGGTTTATCTGCAGTACCATCAACTATTCAGGTAAATCCAAATGTAACTGGTACTACTATGGCTAACCTTACGTCACAATCTCAAGCAGGTTTTGGGGGTATAAGGAAATATAGAAACAATACAACAGGACAAGAAATAATGATTTCAGTAGATGCCCAAGGTAATCCATTAACAATGGTACCACCTGGATATACTCAGGTTCAAGGTCAAGCTGAGGGTGGTTCTGTTTCAGAAGATTCTCCAGATGTAAAACTTGCAAGAAAATTTTTAGGTTTCGATGGTCCATCATCTCAACTTACAAACTTTTTAGCTGATAGTCCTGCAGCAGCAGCTCGTATGGGTAAATATCAACAGGCTATGTCTGGTATGGCACAAAATAGAGTTGGTGCTCAAACTGGTATTACAGGAACATCTCTTGAAGATTTTCAAAAAATGCAGCAAAATCTCATTACTCAGACTATGCAACCTACTCCAGGAATTGTTAGTCAGATTACACCTCAAGCTGCAGATTTTGTTGCACCTACTGCAGGTCAAGCTGCTCCTGTAGCTCCTATGGCTGATGTGGCAACTGTAGGTACAGTACAGCAAGCTGCTATGCCGACAGCAATGACCCCTAGCACTATGACTGCTGATACTGCCGCAACTGATATAGCTACAGAAGCTGCTAAGTTTACTCCACAAGTAGGTGCTATAACACCAGGAGCTACTATTACTGCTGAACAACAACAAACAACTTCAGTTGCTAACGTGGAAGCTGCTCAAGGCACAGCTTCTATGGTTAATGCACCTGATAAAAGAGAAATACAACAGGGTGAAATAATATCTGGCGTAGCAGATGCTGAAAAAGCTGCTACTTTTAATGAACAGATACAAGCTGCTACAGCTACACCAAGTAAACAAGCTACAGTTGCAGGTCAATTAGAAGGGCTTATGGCTCAGTTTGAAGGTGGTGCTACACCTTCTTGGGCTGCAGGTGCAATGAGAGCTGCTACAGCTACAATGGCTGCACGTGGCCTTGGTGCATCTTCAATGGCAGGTCAAGCTATTATACAGGCAGCTATGGAATCTGCACTACCTATTGCTCAAATGGATGCTTCAGTACAAGCACAATTTGAAGCACAGAACTTATCAAACAGACAACAACGTGCTATACTTGCTGCACAGCAACGAGCACAGTTTTTGGGTCAAGAATTTGATCAAGGCTTTCAGGCACGTGTAGCTAACTCAGCACGTATTGGTGATATTGCTAACTTAAACTTTACTGCAGAGCAGAACATAGCTTTAGAAGACTCTCGTGCTGCTAATACTATGAATTTAAATAACTTGTCAAATAGACAAGCATTAGTAATGGCAGAAGCTGCTGCATTGTCTCAACTAGACACACAAAATTTAAACAACAGACAACAAACTGCTGTACAAAATGCTCAAAACTTTTTGCAAATGGATATGACAAATCTTGCAAATGCACAGCAAACTGAGTTATTTAAAGCTCAACAAAACATACAAGCTTTGTTTACTGATCAAGCTGCTACGAATGCTGCTGCACAGTTTAATGCTACTAGTGAAAATCAAACTAACCAGTTTTTTGCTAATCTTTCTGGACAGACATCTCAGTTTAATGCAGCACAACAAAATGCTATGGATCAATTTAACGTAAACACTACTAATGCTATGCGTCAGTTTAACTCTGAGGTGCAACAACAACGTGATTTGTTTAATGCACAAAATGGTTTAGTTATTGCTCAGGCCAATGCACAATGGAGGCAAAATATAGCCACATTAAATACTGCTTCTGTTAATACGGCAAACATGGACTTTGCTAAAACTATAAATGCGATGTCTGCAAAAAATTTAGATGAGATCTGGCAGCGTGAACGAGATATTATGTCGTTTGCATTTACTTCTGATCAGTCTGCTATGGACAGAGCACTAAAAATTATTTTGGGTGATAAGGAATTAGAGGTAGCTAGAGAAAAACTTTCTGCAGCTGAAAGTGCGGCTGATACAGAACTTGCTATGAGATTTCTATTTGGTACAAGTCCTAGTGGTATTCTTGGTGGGTTAATATAAGGAATAAAAAATGTCTGAATTAGAATATAAAGATAACTATTTAAGTCTTATTCAAGCTCTGCAAGTGGGTGGAACTGCAGGTATAGAAGCTCTTAGGTCTTCTAACGAATCTAGAGGTCTTGGTAGACGTTTAGATGGTAATAGATATGTATCAGATGAAGAAGTTGGAGAATCATCTTTGTCAAAAAGATTGTTGAGTAAAATGGACAATACTCAAAAAGAAAATAAAAGTATGTTAGAGCAACTAAAAGATATGGATGTAGATTATGGAGAGGAGAGCATACCTAACAGACCTGCAGGTTCTGAATACTTTACAGACCCAGAGTTAGAGGATTTTTCAGGTACTATAAAAGAGTTAAAAGAAGATAAAAGATTTTCCTCTAAGCTAGCTGAACTATCGACAAAGTATAATATATCTGAACGTGAAATATTAATGGTAGGTGCTAAAGAAAGTAGTCTTATGACTAATCCTAGTGCAAAGAACATGTTTCAAATATTAGCTACACCTGCTAAAGAAGCAGGTATTGATCTTAATAAGTTAAACAATTCTAAAAATCCAGTAGATCAACTAAATGCCTTAGAAAAATATTTAGATAGGTGGAACTACGCAGACCTTGAAGGATCAATTCCTTTAGGCTTAATAATTGCTGCACCTTCAGCAAGAAACCAAGAAAAGGATTTTGTTGTTTATAAAGAGGGAAGTAAAGAACTAGAAGCAAATCCTAAATGGGCAGGTGAAGATGGAAATGCTACAGTAGGAAGTATTACTAAATTTTATAGAGGTGACGCATAATGTTAACGTTTGAAAGACCTATACCAGGCCAGTCACTGACTGCAGAACCAAAGAGTCAGGCTTATGAAAGACCTTCAGAAATAACTGATCCTATTGAAGCTCTAGACTTACATATAGATAATCTTTCTAG